TGGTGAGTGCTGCGTTGACTGCGAAGCCTAGTCCGTTACCTGCCTGCTCAGCAAGGTGAGAGGAGATGTCGAAGCCAGCGTCGGCAATGAGCTCGTTTGCAACTGGGATGAGCAGACCGTACTTGTAGGCACCAAGAGTGATGCTTGAGTAGGTTGGCTCGGACTCGGCGATAGCAGAACCAGCAGCCTTTAGGGTTGCGGTGCTGTAAGCCGTCAGAGTTGGCATGGTGATATCTTCACCTGAAGCGGTGTTGATTCTCTGACCAACATCTAGCATCGGGCCGACTAGACGTGCAACGTCAAATACCTGGTCAAAGAAGCTCTTTGGAACAGTGTCGGTGGATGGAACTAGAGTACGGCGCTCGAAGGTGTGTGACCCACGAGTAGATGCGATTTCACGCAGGATGTCAGAAGCAGAACGCTCCTGTGGTGTCTCAGCTACAACAAAGCCCTTAGCAGCGGCGGATGCCTCTACTGCACGCTCTTCGTTACGCTGAGCAACAGCGATTGCCTCATCAGCACGACGGATGTCGGCCTCAATGCGGTCAACCTTCTCTAGCTCAGCAGCGTCTAGTCCACGTCCCTCGGCTTCTGCTGATTCGATTACGTCACGAATCTGCTCAGTGAGGTTTGCACGGACTTCCTGCTGAGTCTTGATGAACTCAGACATTGAATAGTCTCCTAATAGTTGTTTTACAATTACCAGTTGCGTTGACGCTAACTGAACACGGCAGAGCTGACTCACATCCGATATGTAAATTTTACAGGAGCTTTCCCAGACAAAAGAAAACCCCCGCAGAAGAAAGTGTAAGACTGCGGGGGAAACCGTTTCTTGGCAGAGAGCTTAGCGCTTTTCCTCTGGCTTGGTTACACGGTTTTCTTTAGCTGGCCTTTCAAAAGGTGTGCCGTCTTGGACTTTGCCATCGCCATCGCCATCTCGGGCGTTTGGCTTGAAGGGCACGGATGCATCTAGGCCAACAACTGCATCTGCCATTGCGTCTGCTAGCTGAGCAATTGGGCCTGACTCAGGGTTGCCAGCAACAGCAAGAATAGCCTTCTTGATATCTGCTTTAGTTGCCATTATTTGTTTCCATTCATTAGTAACGAATACTTCAACTTTTTGAGTTGTAGCATAGCCAAGTCACCCGCAGGCTCTTCGGACTCTGACTTCATTGTATTAGATGAAATTGCCTGATTCAAGAGTCTTCCCTCTTCCTCAGACAACTCCTTGCCCTCTTCTAGTTTGAGCATTGCATCAGCAAGAGCGTCAGGGTCAACCTCAGCCCTCTCTGCAACCTTGTCAATTCCTCTGACGGAGGTAGTGCCTGCCGTGCTTGTGTAAGCAGGGAAAGCAACAATTGAAACTTCGTGCAACCGAACCGAACGAAGAGTGCGCTCAGAACCATCAGAGTTCCATTCGTCTCCTCCTGTTGGCACACTGAAGCCAAAACTCATTGAGTCAACATCGCCTCGGCGAAGCAGCTCTGCTGCGTCACGGCCAGCGGATGTGTTGGGAAGGTCTGCCCTGACCTTTAGGCCGTGCTCGTCTTCCGTCAAGCTAAGAGTTCCCGCACGAGAAGAACCGAGTACGGTGCCCGTGTCGTGGTTCCACAGCAACTTGATGTCGTTGCGTGCCTCAATAGAACGCTTGAACGCCCCAGGAGCAATTCTTTCGATAAACGGCAGCGGCTCTGACGGAGTATTGAATACTGCCGCATAGCCCTCGAAGGTCATGCCGTTCTCACCCTCACGCACCTCAAATTTGATTGGGGTGGTACGAGTTTCTAACTTAGCCAATGCTTCGCCTTTCGCTCGGCCTTCATTTTCCTCTTCTAGTCTAGCAACTACACCTTCTGCGTAACTCAAAGCTCGCTGAGCTGCTCTCTTTGATGGGCCTGAGCCCCACAGTAGATGTGCCACTACACCAGCACTAGGATAATCATCTGAATCAGGTCGTGCGGCGGGACTGTCCAAATCAGCCAAGTGACGAGCAATCCAAGCCCTGAGCCTAACCCACTTGTCAGCAGTGACAGAACCCCGTGCCATCGCACGAGCTTCACGAATCGTTCTATCAACCAAGCCATCTCCCCCGAGACCCTCCTCATAGTATTGGAGGCCCCTGCGAGCTGCTGCTCTCATGTAGCTCGGCGGGGCTAGGTTGACCTCACGATATTCAACAGAATTAGTTTCCTCCGCCTCCTGCGGAGCTTCCTTCAGCGGTTCAATAGATGTAAGAGTTGAAAACTTGTGTCCTACACGGGTGCCGCTTTCACGCCAGCCGCCTGTGACTTCCTCATAGACCATGATTAGGGCTGCTGGGTCTGTAGCGGTGCCAGTAATTTCAAAGTCGCTATCTGGGACGTTGATAACGCCGTCTTCTACGATGTCAAGGATGCGACCACGAGCACGGCCACCTGAAGAGTTCCAAGATACGAAGTCTCCAACCCGCAAGGTTCCTGCCGCTGCCCTTTCGCCACCAGGCTCCATATTTTCCGCTATGGAAAGAGCAACCATCTGGTCAATGGCACCTTGCTTAGTTTCGTGGCAACCCATAACTTCACCGTCACTCTTCTCTACTGCCCAGCCGCCGCAGTCTGGGTTACTATCTGAAATGTAATAAGGCATTAGATTGTGTGCCTTAGAAAACTTACGGAATGACCCGTTTTGCTGCTGACTGCGTAAAGCTGTTCTAGCGGGCCAAGTCCAATTTCAAATGTTTGTTCTTTCTGAAGAACCAAACCATTTGCTGTCGTCACGCCAGGGCCTCCGATGTAAACGGCATCAGTGTTGTCGTCATTGTGCAGAATAATGTGGGCGTACTGATTGTAAACACCATCTATCGCTGTTGCTGCGGTGCCTACGCTTATTCTGCCATTTGATAGCACTATTGTCCCTCAGCCTGTAGTTGGACTGAATCCTTGCCTGTGTGCTCCACAGCAGGAAGCTCAAGCTTTGCCATAACATCTGCTGGGTCAAAGCCCACCTGAATAAGCCGCTGCGCCATTTCTACCTTTTGCGTCATTGCAGAAAGGTCAGAAGCGTCCACGTTGACATTGGCGAGCGGAACTCTAACGGTGTCTGCCGATGGGTCGTCAATCGGCTCTAGGTCTTCAAAACGGCGTACGTCATTTATCTTGTAGTAACCAGACTGTAGCCCACGAGCATAAGCTTCCGTGCGAGCGTTGATATCGGCTCTCAGAAGCCCGTCAAGGCTAAATTTGACAAAAGCTGCCTCTAGGCCTGTCTCTTGGCTCAAAAGGGCTGTAAGAGCGCCCTCTAGCTTCTGAGCAATAGGCCTGAGAGTGTGTGTGACGAAAGCAATGTTGTTCTGCTCTACTGAGGCGTAGGTGTTAGTGCCTGGGAGCCCGAGAAGGTGTGGCGGAATGTTAAAAGCCCTCGCTACATCTTCTACGGCCATTCTGCGGCTGTCTAGGAACTGAGCTTGGTCGTTTGGCACGTTAGTTGGCTTGTAAGCAGCACCGCCTGTAATGATTGCGGTCTTGTGTGCCCTGCCCCAGCCCTTGTGCCGTGAGTCGAAGGCCTCCTGCATAGACTTAGCCTGCTCAGCAGTGAGGTTGCCAGGAACCTCTAGCACTCCAGAGGTGTGAGTGCCAGAACCAAAGAACTTGCTTGCGTAGTTCTCTAAAGCCTGCGCTAGACCGAAGTTTTCTTTTAGTGCCTCTACACGAGAGATGCCCCTGAGCTGTCCAGGCTTTACAACATCTGGGATAAAGATGATGTCTTCGCTTGTAAGGCCTTTTTCCTCGCCCTTGACATTGAACATAATTCTTCCAACGCCATTGCGCTTGATGTTTACATCTAAGGGATTTAGGACAGTCATATTGACAATTTCGCCCCTGCGATTACGGAAGACCCGAATAAAGGTGTTTCCCTCTAGTAGCAGAGAGACGATAGCTGACCCGTAGAAGGCCTCTTTCGTCGTGTCTATGTCTGGCTTAGTAACCCAGGCTGGTCGTGGCCTTAGAGCTCGTCTCGTGCCTTGTGAGCGTACATAAGCGTCTATTGGGAGAGTAGCTACCGTATCCGAAATAAGCGAGACTGCCGAAAAGACAGCATTGAGCTGCATTGCGGTATCTGCGTTTACGACAGTGCCCGATAGCGACTGAATATCTACAAAGTCACCTGACCCCCAGACAGTCTGGAAAGAGATGGCTCGCTTCTCGAACAAATTATTTAGCATTAGCTACGCTCCATAGCAATTCCGAAGAGTAGTGCGGCTGTGCCCGCTAGAATTATGCCTAGCGGTAAGTAAATCAGTGCAGCACCTACTGAAACCAGTGTGGCACCTGCAATTTGCATGATTGTTGCTGTCATACCTGCCTAAATAAATACTTGTGGCACTACTTCTTCCATTCTACCCACTGTAGCCCGTTCATAGGCTATAACCGCAGCTACCGCAGCGTCAATACGTCTGTTGCTGTTGCGATTCTCCTTGACAATGCGTGGGCCGATGTTATCTATCTTCAGCACGCAGTTATCTAGGTGTCTGGCGAGTAGAGGGTCGCCTGAGTGCGTCATTTTGTTTTCCATTACTCCGTCAAAGAACCGAGCGGTGGCTTTCACCATTCGTGCGGCTGATGTTGACGGAAACTCTACGATTGGCAGACCCTTATCTTCTAAAAGGTAAGCCATCGTGCGTTGCCAGCGGTAAGGGTCGCAAGCAATCTCTCTAACTTTGGGATATTCCTGACAAAAACGGATAATTTCGGCTTCTACGTCCGTTATGTCAACTCGCCAGCTATTATCATCGTCTGGCCCCTTCTCCCAAGCCTTGATTAGGAACAAATGGGGCTCTTCGTCCTCTTTTGGGATAGTGCAACCGACTAAAACAGTCGTATCGCCCGAAAATGACCCATCAAAGCCAATTACAAGCTCATCATCGGGTGTAACGACCTTTTCAGCGACTAATTCGTCCCAAGAACCCGTTGGAAGCCATGTCAAGTTGCTAGAAACCCACTGATTGCATCGTTTTGTACGAAATTCGGCTTCTGGAGTGCGTAAAACAGTGTTTAGGTCACCAAAACCAGGGTTTGCAAGCCTCCAAGTGTCAATATTTTTGTGGTTTGCCTCCGAAGGGGCCTCCCACCACCCCATAAAGAACGAATCGTCTTCAATTTCGCCCCTAGCCACCCTCTGACCATACTGATAGAGGCTATAGGCAATGGAATCACGCCCAGAGTTGTCTGATTTCTGTCCAGCAGTCGTAATACAGAACATTGTGGCTAGGTTTCCTCGGGCACCCTGCGCCAATTGCATTACATCAAACAATTCTCGGCTTGGTTGGGCGTGTAACTCGTCAAAAATGACCATTGTGGGGCTCAAGCCCTCTTTTGTGAACGCTTCGGCACTCAAAACACGATAAACGGAGCCTGTAGACGGTATTTCAACAGCATCTCGATAGATTTTCGCCATTTCAGCCAGTTCTGGCTCATTCTCAAGCATTTTCTTCGCCTCACCGAACACAATGCGTGCTTGGTCTTTGTCAGCGGCGCAAGAGTAGACCTCTCCACCCTTCGGGCCAGTGAGCAGTGACCAAAGTGCAACACCTGAAGCGAGCGCCGACTTGCCGTTCTTACGAGGCACACCTACGAGGTTGACCCTGTGGCGGAACATATCGCCCTCAGCAGCGAAGGCGTGAATCAGCAGGTCTCTCTGCCAATCACGGAGTCGCATC